ATGTCAACGACTGCTGTTGAAGGTAGAAGTTACTTTAACGAAATGGCATTCGAAATTGCTCGTACATCAGTTACAGCAAAATCACGTGCTTTGAAAGCAGAATACACTACTGAACTCGCTCAAGATTTGAAAGCAGTTCACGGTCTTGATGCAGAAACTGAACTTGCTAATATTCTTAGTACTCAGGTTCTTTCTGAAATCAATCGTGAGGTTATCCGAACGATTTACGTTGGTGCTAAACTTGGTGCACAAAATAGCGACCTAACCTTCTGTGGTGCTAGTGACTCAGATACTCTGGGTGCTAGTGCTGCAAACTTCGGTGCTACGGCTGCGACTAGTATCGGTGGTATTTACGATGTACAATTGGACTCAGATGGTCGATGGAGTGCAGAACGCTTCCGTGGTCTATTGTTCCAAATCGAACGTGAAGCAAACCAAATTGCTAAAGATACACGTCGTGGTAAAGGTAACATAGTTCTATGTTCCTCAGATGTTGCTTCCGCTCTCGCAATGGGTGGATTCCTGCAACTATCTGGTGGTGATGCTGGAAACCTAAATGTTGATGATGCTGGTAATACCCTTGCAGGTACTATCGGTGGTGGTCGCATTAAGGTCTATGTTGACCCATATGCTTCAATTAACTATGTTGTTGTTGGTTATCGTGGTTCAGGTGCTTACGATGCTGGTCTATTCTACTGCCCATACGTTCCACTACAAATGGTACGTGCAGTTGGTGAGAACAGTTTCCAACCTAAGATTGGTTTCAAGACTCGATATGGATTGGTAAACAACCCATTCGTTGGTGCTAGTTACTCTGATCCATCAGACAGTACCGCGAACCGTAGAAATCAATACTACAGAATTTTCCGTGTTGACTCACTACACGGTGGTCTAACCGCTTAATTCTGGTTAATAGTTATTAAATTCAAAATTGGGGTGTTCTTTCGGGAACACCCCTTTTTTGTATAAATACTGAGTAGAAGTTTTTAATTAACATCAGATAGGAGTTTATAAAACAAATGGCATATGACATGTATAGTAGAGTAGAAACAATAACCCCGCACGACAGCACTGGTGAATATGGGTATAAAGGTTTTATAGTTAATACTGGTGGCACCGCCTACATTGACCCCATGCACAATGGTAACGGTGGGACAAACTGCAAAATAAACCTTACAGCAGGTGTAGTTTACCCGATTGGAATTTCCAGAGTTAGAGCAACTGGCACCAGTGCAGAAGGGTTTTTAGGTCTAAAGTAATATGGCGATAACCGCTGGCATTACAGGTTCTGATCTTCCAGGCGTTCCACCAACATCTTCAGACATAAATGTAAGACAACCTAGCAACACTAGTTATCTTCATCCAACATGTTTTAGATTTTATCTTGGTAGAGTTCCTGCTGTTACATATTTTTGTCAAGCAGTAAATTTACCTAGCATAGATTTATCACCAATAGAACGACCAAACATGTTTGCAGACATTAAAGAAATAGTTAGCAAACCAACATATGGTGATTTAACCATTAGGTTTTTACTTGATGAAGATATGGAAAACTGGAGAGCGATTCATGATTGGATGAGGGACATATCGGCTTTTGAAGATTTTAGAGAGGTTATAGTTCCAGAATCCGATCATAAATCAGATGCAAGACTTGTTATATTAACAAACGGTATGAATCCAAATGTGGAAATAACTTTTAAAGATTGTTGGCCTTCTTCTTTAGGTGCAGTGGAGTTTGACAGTGCAGTAACAGATTTAGAGGCTTTAAATGTTGATGTTACATTTGCATTTGATTCCTATTCGGTTGTAAAACTATAAAAAAGTTGATTTGACGAAGCCATTGTGGTATAATAAACATTAAGAAGTTTATCATGGAGAATGTGTATGGATTTTGACAAAATCAAAAAAATGTCTAAAGAAGATGCTGATATTGATGGTACGGAACTAGATGTCGAATCAATGAAACTACCTCAACTTCATAACAAGTATTTAAACCTGTTACAAGATGAAAAACTAATATTAAGGAAACTGATATCAGAGAAAAATATTCTATATCGTCTAAAATGGGAATATTATACTGGTAAAATGGACAAGGAAACATTGGATGAGCATGGGTGGGAGCCGTTTCAACTGAATGTTCTTAAAAAAGACATGAACATTTATCTTGATTCTGACAAAGAGTTGTCACTGGTTAGAGATAGAGTTGCATATCATGAAGTAAAATTAGAATTTCTTGAAGAAATACTAAAAGAACTTAACACAAGACACTGGAAGATTAGAAATGCCATTGAATGGAGAAAATTTACCTCAGGTGGTTTTTAATAATGATAAAGGTACACGAAAAAGATAGTGTAAACCTTAAGGTTGAGTGTGATGATAGAGGTATAATTAAAGAGTTATCACAGTTTTTTACTTTTACGGTTCCTGGCGCTAAATATATGCCCTCATACAAAAGTAGACGGTGGGATGGTAAGATCAAATTGTTTAATATCCATACACAGGAATTATATGTTGGGTTATATGACTATCTTTACAGATTCTGTAGTGATCGTGGATACGAAATAGATGGGTACTGCCCCAAACCACATAGAGCAATAAGTTATGACTTAGTTAAAAATTATATTAATAACTATCTTAAACCTCAGATAAATGGGGGCAGGATTCTTGCGATGAATCATCAAATTGATGCTGTTTCTCATGTAATAAACAATGATAGATGTCTTTTGTTGTCTCCAACAGGGTCGGGGAAGTCTTTAATGATATACGCACTTCTAAGATACTACAGTGATACCCTTGACCCCTCTAAAAAACTTCTTATTATCGTCCCCACCACTTCCTTGGTATCGCAAATGCATAGCGATTTTGGAGATTATTCAAGTGGTGACGAAGATTGGGATGTTTCAAAAGAGTGTCATACAGTTACAGCCGGTAAAGACAAAATAGACCCTAATAAACGGGTAGTAATATCTACATGGCAGTCTATCCATAAAATGGAGAAAAAATATTTTGATAATTTTGGTGTTGTATTTGGTGATGAGTGTCATCTGTTTAAAGCAAAGTCTCTTACATCTATTATGACTAAACTTGGTAATTGTAAATATCGAGTTGGTACAACAGGCACCCTTGACGGTACACAATGTCATAAGTTAATTATTGAAGGCTTATTTGGTTTGGTTTATAAAGTTGCATCAACAAGTGATCTTATAAAAAAAGAAATACTATCTGATTTTGAGATTGAGTGTATTTTGTTAAAACATTCACACGATTTTAGACAGAAATATAAACGAGTAACATACCAAGAAGAAATAAGTGCTATTATGGAGTGTGATGCAAGAAATAATTTTATAACTAAGTTGTCTAAGTCCTTAAAGGGTAACACTCTTGTGTTGTTTCAGTATGTAGCAAAGCATGGTAGACCACTGTATGAACAAATAAAAGAAAATTGTCCCGAAAAAGACGTATTTTTTATCTATGGTGGAACAGAAACCGAACTACGAGAAAAAATACGAAAAGCAATGGAGAACAAAAATAATGCAATCATCGTCGCATCGTATGGAACTTTTTCAACAGGCATCTCTATCAGGAAACTGCACAACATTGTCTTTGCTTCCCCTTCTAAGTCAAGAATCCGTGTATTACAATCAATCGGTAGGCAACTTCGGAAGTCCAAACATAAAGAAAAAGCACGTTTGTACGACATCTCAGACGACATCTGTTGGAAAAAATATAAAAACCATACCTATAGACACTATAAAGAACGTCTAAAGATATATGAATCAGAAAATTTTTCTTATAAAACGGCGTTTATAAATATGGTATAATTGTTGGAGGATCTAGTTAATGACTAATAAAAGCCACAAGACAAAAAAAGATGATGGATACAGGGTTATCCGATTGGTTAACGGAGAAAGACTGATAGCAAAGGTATCTGGATCAAACACAACCAAATTATTTTTAGAAAGACCAATGTCTATTAATGGTATTATTAGTACCGAATCTGTTAATCCTCTATATTTAATTAAAAAAGAATTTTTAGTACTAAACAACTGGATGGAATTCTGTCAGAATAACGTAGTTGGTATACCTAGAAATTTAATTTTAACCATATCTGACCCAGATGAATTCATCAAAGATGCATACAATACGCAAAAAGAGTGTGAAGACACTGGTAATAGGACATATATGTCATATGGTAACAACGATGATGATGAAGAAGATAACGATTTTACCAACATAATAAACCATATTAATACTGATATTAACCATATTATTAATGAAATTATAAGTGGTAATATGATGTCTTATTCTGAAGAAGAATGGTCTGATGATGACATAGACAAAAGTAGAAAAAACTATGGTAATGACATGGATGATTGGTCACCATATTTAGATGATTACTTTGACAATCTTTAATTTTGCAAAACAGGCACTAGTATTTATCTAGCGTTCTTTTTTCCTGTCAAGTACTTGACAAGAAAAATACCATTATGGTATAATAAATGGTACGAAAGGAGAACAAAGTGCTATGAGCGAACCAAAAAAGAAAAAAAAGAAGAAAACCACAAAAAAGAAGTACAAAAAGGACCCTGCACATTATGTTGATAACTTAGAGTTTTGGGAGGCCTTGTGTGTGTGGAAAGACGGTGTAATAGAGGCAGAAGAATGTGGTGAGCCAAGACCACCAGTAACTGATTACATTGGTGGATGCTTTTTAAAAATGGCTGAAGGGCTATCTAGAAGAGCATGTTTTATTAATTACGATTTTAGAGAAGAAATGGTTGGTGATGCCATAGAAAATTGTGTGCTATATGCTCACAACTTTAAAAAAGAAGGCAAAAATCCTTTTGCATATTTTACTCAGATGATGTACTATGCGTTTTTAAGAAGAATTCAAAAAGAAAAAAAACAAATGTACATTAAATATAAAATGGTTGAGCAGTCTAATGAATTTAAAAATTTTCCTAGATGGGATGACAGAGATCCACATGAAAAATTGAGTCTTGGTTCATCATTTAGGTTATCTGATAATGATATAGAGAAGTTTT